CAGCTATTTAGCGACGACACGCTAATAAGTAGGGACTATGCCGAAGGGTTAGCCCAGGAAAGCGGCGTAATGAATAGCCTGTACGGTTTTAAGATTATGCAACGCCCTAGCGTAGTTGTTTATAACAACGTTGCAACGCCTGTAAAAAAGGCGGTAGGGGCGGCTACGGCTACAACCGATAACCTGGCCTGTATTGCATGGCAACAGGACCAAGTTAGTAACGCTTTAGGCGACATTAAAGTATTCAACGACGAAGACCGCGCGGACTATTACGGTAGCGTATTTAGCGCTTTAGTAATGCACGGTAGCGCTATTATGAGAAGCACAAGCGCGGGTATTGTAACGTTAGTACAGTCAGCGTAACAAGTTACTAAGCGGGCCAATAATTAAGGGGCTGGTATAACGCCCGCCCCTTTTTTTAAAGTTTATATTATGGCTGAAAAGCTAGCAGACAAATACAAAGACCTATTAAGTAAAGCCGGTAAGCTGTACGCTACCGACGACGGCCAGGTATTCTATAAAAAGGAAGACGCCGAAAAGTACGCCAATACCCGCGGCTACAAAGTACAGGAACTAATCGGCAAAAAGAAGGCCGAAAAAAAAGAAGACAAACCACCAAAAAGCTAAAAAATGGCACTTAACGACATAAATTTCATACGCGGCGCTGGCGGCCTGGGCCGACCCTTAGCCGGCGAAGACTATATTAGCGGGCTATTAGCGTTTCTAACAAATGCTAACCTTCCTAGCGGCTTTAGTATTACAGACCGAATTAAACAAGTCTTTAGCATAGCAGAAGCCGAAGCGCTAGGAATAACAAAAGGAAGCGCTACAAATGGCGTTATATGGTACCATATTAGCGAATACTTTAGAGTACAACCCAGCGGCCAGCTATACGTAGCTATTGAAGACAGCACCCTAGCCGCGGCGGTTAAATTGGCTAAGATTGAAGACGTGCAAACTTTTGCAAACGGTAAAATTAGACAAATAGGCGTATTTGATACTACGACTTTCGCGACTAGCGCGGTAACTTTATTACAGACTAGCGCCACAGCTTTAGAAACAGCACACAAACCGCTAAGCGTATTTTATGGCGCGGACCTATCAGGCGTAGCCAATATAGCGGCCTTTGCAGACCTTTCAGCGCTTAGTAGTAAAAACGTAACATGTATAGCCGGCGAAGACGGCGGCGCGGACGGCGCGGCCCTGGCCGTTTCCACTACTAAAAGCGTTACCACCCTGGGCGCGACCCTGGGCGCTGTAAGTTTATCTAAGGTAAATGAAAGTATAGGCTGGGTAGGTAAATTTAACATGACTAGCGGCACGGAATTAGAAGTAATTAACTTTGCTAACGGCGACGCGGTAATAGATCAAACGCCCGCGGGCCTTCTGGCTTTAAAAAATAAAGGCTGGCAATTTATGTTAAAACATACCGGCCTGGCTGGGACCTTTAACGAAGGGGCGCCGACTAGTATAGCTAGTACAAGCGACTTTTCTACTATTAACAACGAACGGACTATAGACAAAGCTGTACGCGGGGTACGTACTTTTATGCTACCTAACATATCTAGCCCTTTGCTAGTAAATAGCGACGGTAGCCTAACAGAAGACACGGTAGCGAAATTTAAAAACGACGCTAGCCGGGCTTTAGAACAAATGGAACGCGACGAAGAAGTAAGCGCCTTTGCCGTAATTATAGACCCTACGCAAAACGTAATTAGTACCAGCAAAATAGTATTAACTATAAAAATAGTACCTGTAGGCGTAGCAGATACAATAGAAATTAATATAGGCTTTACGGTTAGCGTAGCCTAACACAAAAAAGAAACCATGGCAATACCTTTAATAAATGGCCGGGCGTATGACTTTGCCCAAATAGTAACGACAATTTTAGGCGTACCCGTAGCGGGTATTAGCGCGGTAACATATACCGAAGAACAAGAGAAGGTTAATAATTACGGGGCCGGTAACAGGCCGGTAAGCCGGGGCCATGGCCCTATTACCGCTAGCGGGTCCGTAACTTTACAAATGAACGACGTTGAAGCAATACGCGACGCGGCGCCAGACGGTAGCCTATTAAAAATACCTAGCTTTGATATTACGGTAACGTTTCTAAATTCACAAAAACCCGTAACCCATGTATTAAAAAATTGTGAATTTCTTTCTGATGGGGTAGAAGCGGCCCAGGGCGACAGTAATATAGAACGAAGTTTCGACCTGGTTATAAGCAATATAAAATATAGATAATGAAAAGGTATTTATAGTAACATATTAAACGGTAGATAATGGTAGCAGAAAAAAAGCATAAAGACGCGGTAGCGACTATAGAAGTAGAAGCCGACGAAAAGACAACCCTAAGCTGTACGTTAAAGGCGCCTAGTAGGGGTACCTTAGAAGCGGCTTTATCTAAAATGGGCTTAAACGGCGGACAGACGGAAATAATAACAGCCGGGGAAATTGTTTTACGGGGGTGTTGGATTGAAGGCGACAAAGAAATACTAGATAACGATACGTACCTAGTACCGGCGGCGCTACAGGCTTATAACCTGATTGATCTAAAAGAAGCCACTTTAAAAAAAATTTAAAGGACGCCGAAGTAAGCCAAAGGGACGGCGTAGACGAAATACGAAAAATAAACGCTTTACTAAGGTATTATTTTAAGATTGACCCGGACACTTTAACCGATAAAGCATGGGCGGCACGCTGGAATGAATTAAAATTTTGTTTAAAGCTAGAAGCCGACCGCTATAAAATGTAAAGTATGCCAGGTACAGACGTTATCTATAAAATACGGGCCGTAGATAAGGCTACCAAGCCCGTAAAAAACGTTACTCGCGGCTTTAAAAAAGCAGACGTAAAAGCCAAAACCTTAAATAATACTATTAGGGGAATAGGCGCCACCATGGGCAAAGTTTTTGCCGTCCTGGCCGTCTTTAAAGTAGCTAAAGACATAGTAACGCTAGGCGTTAATATGGAACAGACCCGCGTAGCTTTTGCTACCTTCCTAGGCGACGCAGAAAAGGCTAACGTAGTAATAGCCAAGCTTAACGAATTTGCCAACGTAACACCTTTTAACAACGCCGAAGTAATAAAAAGCGGGCGCGTCTTACTAGCCGCCGGCGTCCCAGCCGAAGCGCTAACCACTAAACTAAAAGCTATAGGCGACGTAGCCAGCGGCGCTAACGTACCACTTACAGAAATGGGCGCTATTTATGCCAAAGCCATGAATAAGGGCAAATTACAGGCCGAAGAACTAAACCAGCTAGCAGAACGCGGCGTACCTATCCTAGACCACCTTAGTAATAAATGGAAAAAAAGCAAGGAAGAAGTTATAAAGATGGGTAGCGCCGGTAAAATTACTAGCGCTGTTATGGAAAATGCCTTTCAAGAAATGACCAGCGAAGGCGGTATTTTCTTTAACATGATGGAAAAACAAAGCAAGACGCTAGGGGGGCGCTTTAGTACGCTGGTAGGTACCCTACAGGTAGTAGGTATAGGTATAGGCGAAGCGTTAATAAAGCCTTTGGGGTCCGTAGTAGACGCCCTACAAAGTTTTGTAGGCTTTATACGGGAAAACGCGGCCAATATATTACGTATTTTCCAGCCTTTACGCGACGCCTTAAACCCGCTTTTTGAAGCCCTGGACCGCGTAAGCGAAAAGCTAGGCCTGGCCGGTAAAGAAGGTAGTACCTTAGAGAATATATTTAACGCGCTAGGCGCGGTAATAGAATTTATAAGCCCTTTATACGAAGCCTTTTTTAGCATACTAGGCGCGGTAATAGAAATTATAGTAGACATAGGTATAGCCTTCCAAAATTTTATAGAGCAAAATGAAGGCGTACAAAAAGTATTAGCCGGCCTAGGCGCCGCTTTTAAAGCTACGTTTACACTAATAAGAAACGCCGCCGTAAATATACTAGGCGGCGTAGCTAAGCTAGTAAGCGGTATTTTAGGCGGTGATTGGGACCAGATGAAGGAAGGGCTAAAGTCTTTAGGTACGGGATTGGCCCAGGCTAACCCATACGCCCAGGGCGCTAATGCGGCTTTTGCTTTTAAGAAGGGTTACGAAAAGGGGCTAGGACCCGCGGAAGATTTTTTTGCCGAATATATGAACGTAGGCGGCAAACGTTACAAAATTTTAAAACGAACCGGCCAAATGGCGGGGGCTATTGCTGGGGGGGCGGACGCTACCGGCCAAACCCCCGGCGGCCTTACGCCGACTACAGGAACTACCGGCAACTTAAAGGCCGGTATTAGCGAAGTAAAAGCCGGCGCCCCTAAGACGTTTAATATAAACATACATAGCCTTATAGAAGCCCTTACCTTTAATACTCAGACTATTAAAGACAGCACCAGCAAAATAGAAGACGAAGTAAAACGAACGCTATTAACAGTATTAGCGGACGCCCAAACCGTAGCGAAATAATGGCAGAATTTGAAAAAATAGACGAACGCGAAAGCCAGATAATTAGTAACAAAGCTAAATTTGTTCTAACGTCTTTTGGCCTGGACCGGCTAAAGGTAAGTTTTTACCCGCCGCAATTCCAGCCAACAGATCAAAAGCTAGGAAGTAGCCAATTTAATACCCCCATATTTACAAATCTGGAATTTCCAGCCGGTAGCTACGAACCCCTAGACGGCGGGGCTACCATAGAGTACGGGCCGCTGGTATTAGATACTATTTTAATGGACGTAACGCAAAGCAAAAATATAGTAAAGACAGTATTACAGGGCCGCAACGGGACCGTAAAAGAATATACTAGTAACGGCGACTACCAAATAAATATAAAGGGCGCTATAGTTAGCCAGGACGCGAACAAATACCCGGAAGACGACGTAAACACTTTAGTAGATATATTAAACGTACCTAGCACCCTAGAAGTAATAAGCGACTATTTAGACCTATTTGGAATAGACGAAGTAGTAGTAGAAAATTATAGCCTACCCCAGCGCGAAGGCTTTAGAAATATGCAACTTTTTAACGTACGACTAATACAAAACGAACCTATAATTTTAAGAACCTAAGTACATGCTACGGCTAAATAGTAAAATAACGGTAACAGCTACAGAATTTACCCTAGACAGCGCCGGCGCCAGCTTTAGCGTAGACGAAGTAAAAACTATATTTACTACCCTGGTAACACTAGAAACGGTTAGCACCTGGGAAAATTTACTAGATACCCTTACTATAGAGTTACCTAATAATTTTCAAAGGGATAACAGGCCTATAACGGTAGGCGAAGAAGGTTTTTTCAAACGCGGCGACGCTATAAAGGTAGAAGTAGGCTATTTTCCTACCTTTAACCTGATATTTGAAGGCTTTATACGTACTATAACCCTAAAGACCAACGTAGTAATAGAAGCCGAAGACGAAGGCTATAAGCTAAAACAGATTAATAACAATTTTACGCTAAAAAGTACCGACCTGGCCAAGCTGGTAGACACTATAACGGCGGGCCAGCAAATAGCAACCGAAATAATTAACGCGGACCTGGGCGACTTTAAAGCTAAAAACGTTACTAGCCTACAGGTCCTAGAAGAATTAAAGAAGACCTACGGCCTGGTATGTTTTTTTAGGGACAAAACGCTAAATATAGGGCTACCCTACGACGGGACCCCGGCAAAACATACTTTCTACCTGGAAGGAATAGACGACGGTACGCCGGTGCAAATACAAAGCCTGGCCGCTGGCAATACGGAAAACGTAGGTATAATAATAGAAGACGCCCTAGACTATATTAACGCGGCCGAAGTAAAGCTATACATAGAAGGCAAAAGCATGCAAGACAATAACGCGCTAATAGAAAATTACGCCAGCTACGACCCCGACGGTAAGGTAGCCTATACAACTAAGGCGCCGGACGGCCAGAAGGGCGGAAGCTATACGGTCCCAGGTATTAGCGCCAAAGAACTAAAAGAACGTATTACCCAAATGCTAGTAAACGCCTATAGTACAGGAATTAGCGGCGGGTTTAGTACCTTTACAGAACCGGCGGTAAACCATGGCGACCAGGTAACACCAGTAAGCTATAAATACCCCGAAAAGGAAGGCACATTTTTAGTAAAAAA